TAAAGTCACATCACCTTCAATCGTTAATGGTGTATGTGTTATAGGTAAATTACCAGCGAAAGAATATGCGCCAGAAGGTAGGTAATGTGACTTTATATCAGTGTTTGCCAAGCAAGCAATCATTTCTGAAGAAGAATCAATACCTACCTTTGACGTCCCGATTTTTGTCACATCAAATGGTGAGTTAACTCGCAAAGATAGCGCTAATGAGTTATTTCCAAGCGAAGCCACTTTAAAAAAAGGATCAGGCGTTACACTTGATAATAATACAGCGTCCCAACTTTCAGAACCCCCATTACCTTGCGTGTGTTCTTTTACGTTAGCTGCTTGACCCAAAGCCATTGAAGCGTCATTTATCAACGATGAGAAGTCAGGGAAGTTTCTAGCGTACTCACCAGTCAGAGTTTCAAAAAACAATACATTAGTACTGTTAATAAAAAACTCCCCTTCGAATTGAGTGCGATATATTTGACCTGAGTTACTATCTACAACCAATTGACCATTGATAACATCGTTTGATTTATTCCAATCTTTTGCGCGATCCCAATTACCAACGAAAGCACAATAAATACCATTTTGTGTAGAGTCGGATTGATCCTTAACGAGTACACGATCACCTTCAACTAACTGAACGCCTGAAATGATAGGTAACCCAGTAAGGGTTATATTTGCTATAGACGAAACAATAACGGGTGACTTTACCGCCTCCCTTGGTGATTTACCTAAGCGACCTTGTTGATTGTCAGCCATAATTTTTCCTTAATGAGTTTGAATGTATTGTTTTATTGCGTAAGCTACCGCGCCAAAAATTATTAATATTGTTCCCCAAATACCTGAGGTAACTAATTTTTTTCTAACGTCACGCCAGAATTCAGTTTTTTCATGTTCTGCTTTTATTCGTGAATCCAAATAATCAGCGTACTTATCATTTTGTTCAACAAGCCGATCGATAGCATCAGCCATATGAATTATATCCCCTTCAAGATTATCAAGTCGCTCCTTGGTATTTAAGCGCTCGTTCTTTTCTGGATCACGGTTTACGTTTAGTTGATTAAACTCTTTAATATGTGGTGACATTAATTTTTATCCTTTCCTTCAACTATTGCCTGGTAGGTTTTTTTGATGGCGTTTCCGCTTTCTTTACCTTGTGAATTACTATCTACAAAATCCATAACCCTTGTGACGTTACCGATACCAGGTACAGGAACTATTGTGGTTATAGCTTTAGTTATATCACTGGTTGCTTTTACGCCTGATTGCTTGCCACTAAGGAATGAATCAAATTCACCGTAAAGCCTGAACGCAGTTTCTTGACCACCACCTAATAACGTTTTAGGGCTGTAGCCACTAAATGAGCCTACAATATCACGAAGGAATGGTATCGTTCCACCCATAAAGGAAACGTAGCGCTTAGTCATCCACTCGTACCAAGCTTCATCACTATCATCGGCGGGATAATCCATAACTAGCAATGCGGCCATGGTTGCAGATATTACCGGGGTCATAAATAAAGCTTTAATAGTTCCAGCATCGGCAGTAGTCCAGCCTTCAGTTGATCGGTACATTCTTTGATAATAAGAGTTAAACCACGAGCCAAACAACGTCATTATTTTAACGAATTCAGATTGATTTTTTTGGAACAAAGCGCCCATATGTAAATCACTACCTGAGCCAACTGATTCAGCAACAGCGGTATTCGCTTCGCTTGATGCTCGTTTATCATCACCATGTAATTCAAATTGTCTTTCATAAGTTGCTAACCAAGTTGGATAAGCAAGCAATGAATCAATTGCTGTTTGCATGAAGAAGCCTTTACTAGCAAAGTCACGGTATTTTTTCTGCACGTTATTGGTAACATCTAAATCTTTAAGGAATTCTGCAGCTTCACGGTTAACGAATGATGCGCGTTCTTTCATAAATGGCGATCTATCATTGATAAAATCAACTAAGTCATTATCGGTAACAATTCTATTCATCGCGTTAATAACTGGCACCACACCAAGCTCATCAACGATTACAGGTAACGATGAAAATTGTTGCACTGTATTTCGAATAGAAAAACATAAATGCTTATAGGTTGCCGCTCGTCTTAATAGCTTAGATATTCTAGCGATAGTTTTAACCGTTTCACGGTAAGAGCGGTTTGAAATAGTGCCTTCAAGGTTTTCAATTAACGCACCGAAAAATCCATTGCCATGCTTTTGTTCAATGGCTTGCTTAACTTTAGGGTTATTTATTAAGCTTTGAGTTCTACGGCCACTTTCAGCAAATGCAATATAGTGAATATTCTCTTCTAGTGATTGAGAAATATTTGAAGTGTAAAGCTTAACAGGTGAACCTCCACCACCAACACGCGCAAAAGTTGAACCGGCGCGAGTAGGTACAACTGTTTGCATTCTTGTTGCCTGATCTTGATCAGCCTTTAAATCTAATCTAGACGAGTCATACATTAGGCGCATATGACCACCAGACATATTAACACCATTAACAGTAAACGGCATCGCATCTAGTTTAGGTGGAGCAACACCAAGCAATTTAACTGAAGCGCTAGAAAGTTGAGGCCAAACGGTTTCATTCATTTCCCAAACTTTATTAACCATTTTTAATTGTTCTGTCGTTAAGTCAGACATAATTTTCATTACATCGTTATCAGTCATGCCGTAACCATCACGAACAGCTTCACGACTTGTTTCAGTACCCCAATAAACAGCAAGCATAAATCTAGCTTCATTGTGAGCATCAAAGGTTAAGCCGCTATCAAGTAGGTAAGTTTTATTGCCACCCCTGGTTAAACCAACGCGATAAATATCACCTAAAATTTCCTGAAACTTTTTATGAAGATCAGCATTAAGCGTTATTTTGTCAGAATTAGCTTCTTCAACTAATCTAAAAATTTCTTTATGCATAACACCTTCAACATCACTATCTTTAAAATCACCGTCAAGTTTTCTGATAAGGTTTCTCAGTGAAGGAAACTTATTAACAAAATGAGATAATTCTCTTCGCTGCTCTTCAAGTCTACGCGCAACACCGCCACGACCTTTATAATCAGACTTGCCATTCTTTAATATAGATTCAGCCATATCATCAATGGTTTTATTAAATTCAGCCTTACCAAGATCAGACATTACACCGCCAACATAACGAAGGTGGCGCAACATATCATTAAGGCCCTGAAGATCTTGCGCTGATAAATCATCAAAGGTAGGTAATTTTAATTCAGTAATTTCGCCGTTCTGTTTAGCTTCAAGCGCTTCGATTAAATTAACATCGAGCAATTCAAGTTGAACAAATTGATTTTCATCATCAACTTGTGCAACGTACCAATTAAGCAGGTTATTAACTGCCACTTGCTGATCAGGCTTTTGGCGCATATCGTACAAGTTTGCTAAAACCTTCATGTTTTGAACATACTCAGGATTAACTTGTTTAGTATTATACTCACGAGTTTGGACAGACTTTACATACTTGCGATGCTTGGTCATGCGATCCTTTGTCTCAACAGCCTCACGATACATATAATGATTAGCTAATTGCTGAACCTTGTGATTGTATTGCTGCTCTTTATCTTTGGCTAAAACAGCCTTTTGAGCCGCTTTAATTTCAGCACGATAATATTTGTTAGGCTGTATTTCTTTAAACTTCATTGAACCGATTAAAGTTTTAGCTTCTGCCTTGAGATAATCACGGTTAATTTTGTTAGCACGTTCAGGTTTAAGTGCTTTTAACTCTTCCAATAATAATTTAGCTTGAGTTTCGTTATGAATAGCCTCCTGCGCTTCTACCTCAATTGTGCCATCATTTAAAATATCACCATGCTTTTCAATCATTCGCTCTTGAGCCGCAGCATCAGCGGCTTCTTTTAATGGTGGAACTGAAACCATTTCAGTGAGCATTTGTTCAGGACTAGCAAAGCCATTAACTTCTGAATATTCTTGTGGATCAATCCCATCAACCTCAGTGCGGCCATATAATTGCTTAGGTAATTTTGTAATACCAAGAAACTCTTTTACCAATTTTCTATCCATTGGCATTACAGTTGTATCGTTTAATACTGAATAAACTGGCTCTTCAGATAGACGAGCAATTTCTTCATCAATCATTGGTGCCTTTTCATTCTTCCAATCTTCACTGTAACGATAAGTTAATTCTTTCATTACTTTGGTATCGATTGTTTCTTGGGCTCTATTTTTAGTTTGCTCTTGACGTTTTAAATAAGCATCCCATTCAATATCACTCATGCCTGATTGCTCTTTAGATTTAAAGAATTGATCATAAGCAGGGTTAGCCGTTGCCAATTCAATTTCAGCTTCAGTTGCAAGCAAGCGATCAAATACTTCAATAATTTCTTCTGAAAGTTCTGCTCGCTGTAAACGTTGGTCAGTTAAGTTTTGATAGATACGAATCAACCAGCGCTTGAACGCTGCAAAAGCATCACGTAAAGCTAATGATGGAGCATTACCTTCACGAAGATAAACCTCAAATGTTTCAGCAAACTTTTCATGTTGCTCAGTATCAATATCTTTAAATGAATCGACTTCTAACCAATCGAGAATAACTTGCTGATCATCAGTAACACCATTTAGTTCAGAAAGCTTACCTTCCATTTCAAGGAATAAGTGGCCGGACTCATGAAGGAACGTTGACAAGTCACTAGCCTGGTGCATCTTAATGATCATCGAATCATCATCAATACGGATAGAACCACGTTTTAATTGATTGGCCCCGTCTGTTTGTGCTGGTTGAAATAGAAGTTTTTCTTGCTTCTTCACTAGTTCGCTACGCGCACCTTCAACATTCTCATCATAACGTTTAACAGTAATGCCTTTAGCCTTTAGTAGTTCAACGACTTCTTTACTTGTGCTTTTAGGTACAACCGCAACCTTAAATTCTGAAAAGTCCATTGCTCGCTGAACTTTAGCTTCAAAGTATTGTGTAGGCAAGTTTGCTAAGTAAGCGCCGAGTTTATTGATTATCTTATTGGCTTCTGCGCTCCCTTCAAATGCTTCGCGTATTCCGCTAGGTCCCTCAGTGATTGATTCAGCAACATCAGACATGTAGCCCCACCCTTCGGTTTGACCGACATAATAAGGCTTGAGACTTTCCATTGCATCCTCAAACACCAAGTCAGCATCACCCTTTATATCTTCCATTTCTTCTGACGATACGATTTTGTCACGGTTAGCTTGAACTTTTTTCTTGTTCGTCATTTCATTGGCGTACATTGCCCTTACAGATGTAATGCCATAATTAGACGATTCACCACCTTGTAACTTTTTATTCATTTCACGAACAAGCGTATCAAGGTTGTAAGGCTTATACTTACGATCACCGCTTGGTGTGTAACCTGCGAACAAACGCTTACTCTTAACAAGTGTGTTATAAGTGTTATCTAACCATTTTTTGTAACCAGACTTAATACTTTTCTGATCCATCTTTTTACGAATATCATCACGCAGCTTTGACATATCAATGCCGTCATTTATGCTACGGGCTTTCGACAACTCATCACGTAGAATATCTTGTTTTGGTGAGTTGTAATCAATTCCACCAGTGATACCATCTTGCTTTAATGATGCAATAGTTCGTCTTATAACAAGGTTTTTACTCGCAAATGCTTTGCCAACTTCAGCATCACCTGGTGCGAATGCTTGGAAGCCACCATCAACTCTACGCACTTCATAGCCTTCAGGAAGTTTAAAGTTAAACCATGTACTTGCAATGTCATCGAGAAATTCTTGGTCAACAGTTGGGTCAGTGGCTTTGATGTCACTAACCATTTTGTTATATTTATCTGCAACATTTTTAACAAAGTTAGGATCTTCAAGTACATCAACAGCAGGTACACCGATGATTGACTTGCTTATCTTATTCTCTTTCATCTTCTTCTGTTTAGGCGCTTTACCTATTGTTGATAAATAATGTAACTGTGTTGCTTTACCATCGAGTGCATTTTTACTTGTGATACTGCCGTCAGTAGGGTTATGTAATTTAGTACCTTTGATCGACGAATCAATACCCTCACCCAAAATCCTAACCTGTTTGATGTCAAGTTGTTCATCAGCACGTGGTTGACGCGAGCTATAAATATCAGTGTCAAATGTTCTTACTTTTTTTTCGTCTAGCAACGATGGGTCAGCAATTAGTGATATTTCACCGAAGCTATCAAACCCTACATCAACATTAGCAACTGCTATTGACGGTGCAGCCAATCCACCAAGTGCTTCAGCTTGCCTAATACCTTCTTCAGTGATGTTATGAGTGACTACTAAATTTTTAGTTACATCGCTTTGCGCCAATTCTGAAGGTGATACTTTTGAATCATCAAAAACAAAATAAACATCACTAACAATTGAGCCATCACCTTTTTCATCGACAATAGCGGCATCTTTCATATTTTTAAATATAACGCCATCATTGCCTGATTTACTGGCCTCATCTATAGCTTCGTTTATTGCGCCTTCATTCAGTTCATCATCAGGATTAAATTCAACAATTAAAGGGTTTTGCAAATCAACAGATACTTCTTTCAGCTCGCCCTGATCAAAACTAGAATCACCAATTTTTTTACGAATAATCGCATCAACGCCAGAACGTTCCTCTAATATTTCGGTAGAAAGATCTTCTTCAAGCAAGGTAACAATATCAGTAACCGCACCATTAACATCATCAGGATCATAAGGCCCAACAATATTATCCAAACCAGCATCTTCGAATAATTGAAATATCTCATCATTAGATAAATCACGAATTGATTGCTCAATACCTTTAATATCTACCGTCTTTCTTTCAGCTTCGGTTTTAAATGATTCAGCCAATCCGCGATCAGATGTAAAGAAGAACCCTTTAGTTGCAGAGTCAGCGCCCGTAAAAGAACCTAACTTTTCTTTATCAAACGAATCGAACTTTTCACCAGTACCATGAAATGCCTTGTATACTTGCTCTAAAGTTTTACCGTCACCATTTTTAGTTGCAGGGCCAACGATAGATAAACCCATCATTTCGTAAATTTCTTTAACGGTTTTACCTGTTTGTTCGGCTTTTACTGTTGCGTATGCGGGAATTATTGCAGCACTATAACGAGCAGTAGCTTCGCTTTGTCTGCCAGAATCAACTAACTGTTGCTTAACATCTTCATAAATAGTTTCAGCTTCAGTTAATGCCGTCTTTGATTTTTCAGCACGTTCAAGCAATGACTTAATACTAAAATCATCCTGAGCTTCTAATTGTGCCGGTGATAATGAATCACTTGATAAACGCATATGAGGACGTAAAGAAGTCATGATATCTTCGTTTGGTGCTATGTCAGTGCCAAATTGCTCCATATCAACGGTTATATCAGTACCTAAGCCATCTATTTGTTCAGTCATGTAAGAAGGTAATTCAACGCCATTTTGAGCGGCTTCAATTACTGCATCGCTTGATATATGAACTTGCTTGTCGGTTTCTAGACCTTTAAGGAAATTGCGGTACCTGTCTTCTTTTCGGCCACGAGTTGTTGAAGCCTGGGCAAAGGTAGCTATCTGATCAATAGTTTCTTGCTCGCCGGTAGACATAATAACAGTTTCAACATTACGTTCTGCGCGACTAGCTAAAGCTTCATATGATGAAGTGGCACCACGAATTGATGCGCCCATGCCAGAACCAGCAACAAGGCCAGCCAGTTGACGATCAATCATTTCTTTAACTGAAACATCTTTTTTAGTACCAACAGTTTCACCTAAGTATTCAATGCCTTCTTGAATAAACTCAGTACCACCTTCAGTTAATGCCGCCGCACCTGTTGCCTTGATTGCTTCTTTGCCAGTGGTAACGCCGCCAACACCAAGGGTAACTTTACCAGCTAAACGTTCAATTAAACTTACCGCTACAGCAGGAATTAATGAGGTAGCTAAATCTTGACCTGTTACATCTTTACGCTCGTCATTCTTTACACGGTCTTCAGCTATCTCTTCAGTTCGTGAAGAGATATAAGCCGGTAACGTGAAGATAGCCGCCATCATATCAGGGACCGATTGAACGCCTTGTTCAGTAATATAACCCGCTAATGTTTTTGGGTTCATATCACCTTTAAATCTTTCCCAAGTGAAACGAGGCTGATAACCATAGCCATCACCTTCTGAAACTGCTTTACCTATATTTTTCAATAAGTTAGGGGTTTCGTCGGGAATATCCCAAGACCAACTAAGGCCATCTTCACCGATAACAATACCAGGGTTCGGAATGCCTTTTTCACCAAGATAATCTTCGAAGTTTTCGCCAACGTTACCAGTAAATTCAACGAGGTTACCCGTTAAAGTGTTAACTCGGTTTAATGTTCCTCGTCCAATGTTGGACCAGAACCCATTTTCAGATTCACGAACAGCACCTTCAATGCCTTTGAGGTTGGTTATATCATCAACTGATACGCGAGAATTTCTATCATCACTTAAGTATTGCGATAGTTTAGGGTAACCAGTGGTATCAATGGCTTCAACTTTAGAACGGCGCTTGAACTCGCCTAGATTATTCTCAACAGTTTCAAGATCAATGTTTCGCGACTCAGCAAGCGTTATCACTTCCGCTTGCTGGTTAGGGTCAAAATGTGAGGCACGATTTAAATTAGGCTTTGATGTATCGGATGAACCCAATTGTTCATCCAGTAAGCTATCTATATTTAAATCACTTTCGTTGTTTGATGGCATTATTATAAGTCTCTAAAAATTGCTCAGGTGAAGGATCTACTCCACGCTTAGTATATGCATTTTTAACGGCGTTGAATAGATCAGGGTCTTCTTCTGCTATATTACCTATAACTGTTGAGCGTTCATCCTCACTCATTTGGAAAATTGGCTTAGTTCCACCCCATAACCAAGTTGTATCAAACTGAAGCATCAAGCGATCCATTTGCTTATCAGACTGCTCATCAGTTGGCAGCTTGCCACCATTTTCAGCTTGAAAATTCATATACCATGAATCCATTTCACCTGATAGTTTTGATTTAGCGTTGCTATCGTTTATCTGGGCGTTTTCTAACTTGGCATTCATTCGCTGTTGAGTAGTAAGCATTGATTTTATTTCAACAGGCATTTCACCCTTTTGACTTACTTTGGACCATGTATTAAATGCGGTTTCATTTAGCTTATCTGAATTCGCCATAAAGAATTCACGCAACTCTCTAAACTTACCTGTTTGCTGCAATCCGTGAAGAGTATCAACAGCAGCGCGATCACTAACAGTTCTAGTTCTGCCAACTGAAGCAGACTGAGCGCTAAATAAATTACTTTGCTGCGCCGGCGATAATGCTCGCAATTCTTCATTAGGAATATCATCAACTGTTAAATCACCTTTGCGAACATCAAGATAATATTTATCAAATATCTCTGAACGTTCTTCAGTCTCAAATTCTTTTTGTTTACCATGCATATAATCAAAGCGGCGTTCAACTTCTTTACGAAGTCTTTCATCAGGTATTCTTCCGGCGTTAATCATCGCATCACCGCGACTCATATCAAGTAGCAAATACTCATCGACAGTATCAACTGCCTTTTGCGCGAAAGTCGCCTCTTCTGCTTGTTTGGTTAGCTTAGCGCGATCTTCTGCGGGTAAGTCTTGAGCCCATGGCATACTCAACGCTTCTAGTCTCGTTGCGGGGTCCATTGTTTCCAATCGGCCTACGGCGGCATTGTTTCGCCATGAAGATTTTAATTCACTTGCTTCTTCTGCAGAGTAATAACCCATTTCAACGCCTGAATCTACCAAGCCTTTAACGGTTTCTTTTGAAGCATTAACATCATCAAGCTCACCAGTTACCGATTGCTCATGTAATTTTGTTAATGATTCGTTGATGTATGCTCTTTCATGATCGCGTTCTTTACCGAATGATATTTTATTCATTCGAGATTTGCCTTGCTCAATCCTTAATTGGTTACGTTGGATGAATTCAGCCCTTGCGCTAGGGCTAGTGATACCCATTGATGTTTCAGCAAGACCTTTATCCAGCTCCTTACCATAACGCTCATTGATAGTTTTATAATCTTCATCTTGATCATAGGCGTTATCCTGGGCATTTTTTACTGTGAGAAATTCAGTTTCGGCTTTGGTTGTTTCATAGCGTTCATTTTTATCAACAAGGCCCTTCAAGGCTGCGCCTAATTCATTTGGTGCAAATTTGCTAGTATTAATGCCTCTAACACCCTTTTGAGTATTAGCTACTTTTCTTCCTATACTTGCCGCATCAGGTATTTTAGCCATTGTTGATCACCGTAGTAAGACCTAAATCAGGCTTGCGCTCCTGATCTTTTTTGGTTGGAATGTAAGGCTCCATCTTTTCGTCTTCGCTGCGATTTTCAGCAGCTTCAACAGCTTCATCAGGAGTGTTGTAAGCCGGTAATCTTGCGCCAGAAGCAACACGTTCACGAGCCCGATCAATTGCGATGCGTTCATTTTCTTCACTAAGCTCGCCAGTTTCCAAGAAAGCTAAATCATCTTGACCTTGAACTAATGTAGGGATATTAACCCACCCTCCTAATTCAGGTATTTCTGTTGTGATAGAAAATTCAGTTGATACTGATCCATCTTCGTTTTCAATCATACCAAGCTCACCATAGCGAGCATCGGTTAGTATTAAATCATTTTGCATATTAGCCACCACCGCCGCCAATCATTTTAATTGCATCATCGCCCTTGCTTAATAAGGTGCTTAACGCTTGACGTTGACCAGCTTTTTTAGCCATTTTACCCTCGGCTCGAATACCTTGAGCAGCAAGATCAATACCTGAAGCTTGTTCTTCAGCTTCGAACAATGCGGTTAAGGCGTTGTAATCAGTGGCTTGTTGTAGCTTGGCTTTTTGCTCAACAGCTCCTGCATCAGTTGTAGAACCACCACCAGCAGCCATTAACGCTTGAGCATCCGATTGAAGCTTTTCACCGATACGGATACCTTCTTGAGTTTGGCGAGTTCCTTGAGCGCGTTTAGCTATTGCGTTTCGCTCAACTTGTTTAGCTTTGAATTTTGCGGCTTTCTCTGCAGCGTTACCTTCTGCTATCGATGAGCCAGCGTTAAACACTGCATCCATGATCTACCCCTATTCTATAAAATCGACCTTGTTCATTTTCGTGGAAGAACTTAAAGCCAATTCGCTCAAGCACTTTGTTTGAATTATATTCTTTTTCGCTAGCAATTGCATAGATTGGTGAATTGTAATTACTAAGTATATCTTTAAATTTCTTAATAACTTTCATTATAGTCTTAGGATGCTTTCTTAATTTATCATCCATTCGACTAAACGCTTGTATAGGATTAGTGTGAAGAACGCCGGCTATACCAACGACTTCACCGTCTAGCTCGATTGCTAATCCTCTTACCGTGAAGCCCATATGATTAAATTCAGACAAATCATTACTTGCTAGTGGTCTTATCATTAATGTCATAAACTAAAGCCATAATAGCACAAGGACCTGTAGCTCTTAATGCTACCCTACTGTTAGTATCGTGTGAACCGTTAAACTCAAAAGGCTCGTTGTCATAAGTATTAGGTTCATCATCTTCTTCATAGTCAGGCATAGGATCTAGCAAATCAAAAGATGGCCCAAAAGTTAAAACGCCTGGGTAAAGCCTGTGAGCAACAAGCCCAATATCAATTATTCTTGCTCTATTCGTTAACCTTGATGAAGCACCAGTTGAACCAGACTTAACATACTGACCTAATTTATTAGATAAATAATCTGCTTCGTACTTTATGCCAACAGTAACATCAGTAAATGAGCCCGTTGTTATTGAGCCACCACTCACAACTTCATCATCTTGCGCTGCACCATCACCCCAGACACCAACAGTTTTACCATTTAAGTGATCAAGTCCTGTTAATGTAGTACCAGGTGAAGTATAAGATTTAAATGAATCAAAATGCTTGCTTTCATAGGCCGCTATTTTTGCCATCTTTTCCAAACCACGAACACCAGATCTATTAACAGTTAAGTATATCTCATCCTCAACAAGTCCCGGCAAAGTAACCACATCTTCAATTAAACCATCAGGAGTATTAAACCTACTCCAAGCAGCAACATTTTCAGAAACATCAAATAAATATATTCGTGCGGTACCGTCATTCATTACAACAACAATTCTTGTTTCAGGTTGGCGTACAACAGCTATGCGCTTTATCCCTTCAATACAAATATTTTGGTTAAGCATCATTAAATCGCGGCCTTTGTGATTATCTGAACCTAGCGCGTATTCAAGCTCCATCATTTTTACGCCTGACCGTTGAACGTAATAAAGTAAATCATCTATCCTGACCGGCGTTATAGGTGCTGAACCTTGTGAAGATCCTGATTTTAAATTGGTATTAGTTGGTGTAAGTATTTCACCAAAGCTAGATGATCGAACGCTTATTTCATCCGAAGCTATACCCATTATTAATCGAGTTGATTCACCTAGCCACTGAACAGTTTCAACAGGGCCAAAGCCTATAGTTTTAAATATAGATGCAGAATCGCCTTCTATAGTGCGATCAAAGGATGAAAATTTATCTGATACTGAGCCCCATAAATTAGTTTTGCCAGCAAACCACAAGCGGCCTTCATATAATTTATTAGCAGATGGATAACCAGAAACATCAGACCATTGTGATTCATACCAATCACGAGTTGCTAAGATAGAGCCAAAAGGAACCAATACTTGAATAGTAACCGAAGTCCCTGCAACGTATGCGGTAACTCGTGCGATACCTTCAATAGAGCCGCCAGCAAAATCAAGAGCTAAACCGATAGTGCCAGAAGAATAATCACCGACCTTTACATGTAGTCGATAAAATAAAATTGAATTATCAAGATCATCATCAAACGTTTTTGATTGATTACTAGTATAGCTTTCAACATCAACCCAACTAGAATCATCGGCTGATCTTTGAAGTGTTACCGTTGAACCTGTACCACTTAACGCTGAAACACTAACACTAAACTGTCTTGAGGTGCCAACACCTGTAACACGTATTGAGTTAGTGCCGGTATCTTCAACAGTAACAGAGGCGGAAACTTGCTGACCTGCAGATCCTAACTTGAATAACGCACCAACATGACCGGGTTTAAAGTAATCTGAAGATGCTGTTAACGTAGCGTTGCCATCAAGGGCGCTCGAAGCCATTGAGATATCACTATCATTTATAAATCCAAAAGGACCATCATCAGAGCTGAAATCAACAAGTGACCACGATCTCTTTCCTCTTCGCTCAACTCTATAAATTTTACCAGTATCATGAGTAACAAAAATAACATCAGCAGATTGAGAGTAGCGAATGGTTGATAATTCAGATTCACTTATAATAGTAGGGAAAAATAACTCACCAGCACCTTCAATATTAACTGAATTAACTAATGCGCTATATTTCTCACTGTTAGATAACGTGACTGTAAAATCACTAGTCGGAGTTATAAGTAATGAATGTGTGCCTGGTGAAAGAATTCCATTAAATATTTCATCACTGTTAGCGCCAGAGGTGCCGATTTTAACAAGAACGTTTGATTGGAATATGTTGATATTAATACCATGTTCAGCATTAACATCACCACCTGAGACAGTTACCGTCTGATATAAAACGGCACTTGTAGAACCCGAACCTTTTAAATCAGCGTAACCACCAAAATCATGCCCTGTCGTACTACCCGCACCAGATGCATCAGTCCAACCAGAAATATCGGATGAAAAGTTAGGGTTTGTTATTGTGCTACCTACAGCTTCACGCGCAATAGGAGAATCATCAACCCATAACCTTAATTTGTTATTAGTGAATTCAAGAATAGCTTTATCGGTTACACCAGCGACAAAAGGAACGTGATAAGTTTGGCCGGTTACCAACCCTATATATTCCATACCAGGTCGAAATTGCATAGGTCCCAAACGCAAAGGGAAAAAGTTATTCATTAACTCACACGAGTTATTAACCTTAGTCACATCATCACGAGCCAATGCAAGAGGATCAATTTCACCGCGATTAAACTTATTATATATAGCCAAGGTTAAGGTCTCCGTCTTTGGCTTCTGCCTGAGTTACGCGAGCGAACCCATGAACCTTCAGCAATTATTCTAGGTGGTGACTGCATAACATCAATCGACTTAGCTGCACTATCACGCTTATCAAATTCAGAATTAACCTTTTTTTCTGCCCGTGGGTTTAGAGTCATATAACAATCTTTAGCTAAACGCGCACCAATCAAACGTCTAAATGAAGGTGACCATCCATCAGGATTGTTGTAAAAATCACTTGAAACATATTGCAAATACATTTCATCTTCATCAGTGAAAAAAACTTCACCTTCATCTATGTATGTTTTTAACGGTCGTTGAAAGTACTCATCATAAAAAACACCTTCTAGTCGGTGCATATCATCAGGCTTATCGTGACCCCTTGAATATCCCCATTCTGGTTCTATTGATGAATTGTACGTGGATTTTATGGAGGTTATCGCCCAATGCCAGCCAATGTCTTCAAGAGCAGCTTCAACAAGATCAGCGTCAATAGCGGTATCTAATGTTGAACGTCTAAATGAATCATCATTAGCATCACTTATTTTTTCCAGCCCCATAATCAGCAGTGCATCGTTATAAATATTTATCCATTTCTGAGTTAATGAAGTGGTCGATGCTTTTGAACGGCGTTGAGGTTCTTTTGTTTTCTCAATGTTCAAAGCAGCTTCAACACGAGTTGAAAACTTAGCGTCTAAAATATCGTAATCTTCAGGCGCTAACCTAGTTGATATTTCACGCGCTAAATAGGTTGATACAACATGTAAGAATGAAGGTGACCACTTAGAATAAATTTCACTGTTATCAGAAGAAGAATATCGAACGTAAATAGTTGAATACTCACACGCAATAGTTCTATCTTCGTTTATGTATCTTGATACAGGCTGATCTAAACGTGAATCGCTATATACATCAACGGTAGTAATCCAGTCTTCAGGGAGATCAAATACGTTATCTAAGTCGTGGCTTGAGCTAGCGGTAGAGGATGTAAGCTTTATTGTTTTACGAGAAAAGGAAGGCTTAACAATTTCGATGCAGTAATTAACTGCACCAAAACCATAAGCTTCATCGAGCAAGCGCCTAGGCTCTCGATTCTCAGATATTGAAGCTAACTTGCGTTCGCCTATTAGCTGTAACGCGTTGTTATATATACCTAATTTATCGATTGCCATGCGTCACCTATAATTTAAGAGCGGCTATGTGCTCTTCTAATTCTCGATGGGCTGTCGATTTTTTCGGGATGTCTTCTTTGATAGCCTCACCAGTTTCTTTGTTGATAATGCAATACTTTTTAGCACCACATAATTTTATTTCATACTTGTCTTCAGCGATCTGAATTTGCTCACCTTCTTCATCGATAAGATCAGCCCCACCAACGATTTTTAAACGCGCATCAGTACCCTGGGCAAACGTACAAAGCAAGTAAGCAACAAAGCTATGATCTTCAGAAATAGCGCGAACTTCATCGTGCATTTTAATTTGCGGCGCAACGTTACACCATAATTGAGGGTTTTCAAGATCTTCTCGAGTTATGCCTTTTGGCACAATACAATCAAATCGACGATAGCGATGTTCAGCTGTTTGGAATTCGGTAGGTTTTATTGGTGTTATGTTTGACATTGTTTTATTTCCCAAAAAGGGGCTACATCCAGTAGCCCAAAGGTAAACAGTGCGCCCGAAACCGAACGCACCTAGCCGAAAGTATTAATCAGTATCGGTTAATGAAGGTGTAGCTGTACCATCAGTTAAGTTAGCGCTGCCATCAGCATTAATAGCCTTTACTACATAGTTATGTGCAACAGTAGCGCCAACAGTATCACGTTGTTCGACTACATCACCGACAGCCATACCTAAATCTTTGCCATCAGTAATATAACCATCAACACGAACCACTGCAGCGGCATCAGTTGAATCATAAAACCATTTCTTGCCGCCAGCCTTACCAACCATTTGAGAGGTCATTGCTGGTGGATTTGCGATTGAATAAGCCATTTTAGGGCTCCTTATTTATCAAGTTGCGAAAGGCTGAATTAACAGCCGATCACGTTAAAGCCTAAGACAATGCAGAATCATCATGTGGCATTTTAACTACACCTGAGTTCTGTAATAACTTAGAACCCATGTATGTAGAACAACGCGCCCATGATTTATCGTTCTTATCATCATAACCAACGAAAGTTTGAACTCGTTCCATATCACACGCGTGACCAATAGCGTTACGCGAATACATGAAACAAGTAGCATCAGCTGTACCGGCACCAGTTAAGTTAGCATCTACAATCCAGTTAACACCATACCAAGAGAAAGCACGATCTTTACCAACGCCTTCAAAAGGTTTCATATTAACGTAGTCAGCGGAAGCGAACTCTTTAATACCCATTAGGTAACCGTGATAAGCCGGCGTAATAGTAGCGAATACAGGCGCATCATGAACAGCGAAAGCATTACCTAACTTGGTTTTAGCTTTAGTAACTAACGTTAGAGTTGCAATAGCAGCAGCACCCCAGGTATTAGTTGCATTATCTAAAGCGGCATAAATATCATCATCAATCTTGCGATTAATAACGGCCATAGATGTTTGTTGCATAATCTTACGGCCATCACCTTGCGATGCAAAGATGTTGAAGTTAGTACGCTCAGGAACATCATGCCACTCTTTTAAAGTAGCGGTGAATTGATTTAAGTTATCCGGGCGAGTTGGAATATCACCATTCACACCACGAGTAACTGCAGTTGCACCACCAGAATCCGCTACTAAGAAAACAGCTTCGTTACCACGAACTTCTGTTTCAGTAATTACAGAGTGACGAACAAGCGATTGACGCTTCTCGAAACCTGCAACGAATTCTTGACGGTACATGCGTTGAAATGCTGTATCAGCCATGAGTAAATCCTCGTTAAAAAATAATTAGTTTAATTACCTACAGTTCGAGTTAGCCTTTGATGATATTTTAACGGGTTAACCGTGGAGTTCGGGGCCGCACCATATCTATAAGGGGTCTTACATTCAGTGTCGTTTTTAAATTTAATGCGTTTAACTTTTAAAGTCAAATATTCACATTGTAAGAAGCACTGTTTCAAATGCTTCAAGCAATGTAAATGCTATTGTATTTTAATGCCTTTCAGTTTTAATTGCATCAACGCTTTACGGCGCGACTGATAAACCTTGCACATCTTAGCATTGATATGATTGATCAACCACCAACGGCGAACATATCGCATATGCTCACCTTCTATTGGTGGCGTATAGTTCTTTTCACTAACAACAGTTAACGGCAAGATGAAGCCTGAACCATCGCCAGCTTCACAAGCAGCATAAACAGTATGACCGACTTTGATATCATTCTTCATCGAGTTTTTCCCACTTGGTACTGATAAGCCATTCAATAGGCATTGCAGATAACACTTCACGACCACGGCCAGTATAAGCAGTTAATATACCACCGTTAAAAAGAACGTAATCTCCTTTAGGCCACGAGCTTATACGCATTTTTTCTTCAGGAATAAACTGATTGCTTTTTGGTTCTTCAACGTCAATGAACTTAGGATCATGATCATCATTAACAATAGCCAAAGCTAAAATTAAACCGTTAGCCTTAGCAGGATCGCGAAGGCGGTTATCTTCAATAGCCAGTTCGATATCTTTAACTTCTTGCTTAGTAGCCATATTAATAACCTCCACTCATAATCGTTGTAAGCTTTTGTTTCTTTTTGCCAACTCTAGCCGGTGAACGATACGTGTTTTTTCGTGTATTCGTTTTAACGGTTGAGCGACCTGAAGTATTACTTGTTTTTTTAGCCATGTATCACCTATCGTTTCATTTGCTCTTCAGCATCATAAAGTGACATTAATCGAGATTGGCTATCTTTATCTTTATGCCATGCATCAGGATCAGCTGTCATCTTAGATTCTAATGATTTGATTTCATCATTAATAGCTTGTGTTGGATTGTTTGAGTTAGGAACAACGGTACCAGCAGGGTTAATTTTACGGGCGATATCAGTCATAAAGATAGCGAATTCAGGCGAGTTAAATAAAGCCTGACCATTAGCTAATCGAGCATTAAGAAAATCTTCACGAATAGATTCAGGCAATTGATTAGTTAAACCTTTCATCATATTCAAATTAGTTTGAAAGTCTGGCCCCCATGCTTCTTTTAATTGACGTTGGCTAGTTTGGGTGTCAATACCGTCTTGCTGCATCATTGCATCTTCTTCAGCAATGCGAGCATTTAACATAGCGTTAGTTAATTTACCCATGGTAGCAGTACTAACGTTTTCAGCATGAGCCACCTGATAAACTTCACCCATGATACGAGTATCAGCTTCACCAAGAACTAAACCTTCATCAATGCCTTTAGCGTAATCATCAACAGCCAAAGGAACACCGTTAGCTTCACGGTATTCTGATAATTGTTGTTCAGTGGCATCCTCAGGTAAACCAACTGGCTTAATACCTTCACGAATTTTATCTTGTGACTCAAAGTAATTTTTGGTTAACGTTTTAAAATCAGGTACGCGATCTAGTTGCGTTAATCGCTTGCCAGCAGCATCACCTTCAAGTTCAAGCGCATTTACTAAATCACTTCTCCACGTATCAGGCAAAGAATCATAAAATGGAACAACTTCACCGCCTGGTGGATCTACAGGAGCATCAGCAATAATTGGAGCGGCAGCAGGAGCATCAGCTAATCCAGCAGGAGCATCACCACCATTTTCTTCTTCACGGAATACACGAGTTATTTGATTTAATTTAAACATTAGGTTTCGGCCTTGTCGTTATACGTACCTACAGGTACATTTAATAGTTTTAGTATGTGTTGCCCGACAAAAGCGCGACCATTAAGGAATGCGGTTTCATCAAAGCTATTCGGAATATAAAGCTGGTCCTGCGCTCTACTTGTCGAATTAATAATATACTTCAAAGCTAACTGTTGCTGATATTCTGTTGCATCACCTTTTTGTAAAGATTTTAATGCGGAATGTTCAGCTTCAGTTGGCTTTCTAACTTTGAAGCACTGGTTAAGTTGTTTTGCCATTATTCTACTTCTCCACCGGCTTGCTGTGCAGCCATAGCAGCTTGCATTACTGCCTGTTGCTGTCTTCCTTCCATAACATTTTCAACACTATGTAACCATGTTACAGGAGCGCCGGCACCAGTAATAGCATCACGCAACGCTACGTCAAAGTTTACATTATCTGTAACGCTTGGGTCAACTTCAGCAGCTTCAGCAAGCATACGGCTAACGATATTAAATTGCGTTGTTTTCTTCTCTTCTTGTGATTCAGACAGTGGTGATTTGAATTTAAATACTACATCACGACCTTTTAATGATTCAGGAATATCATAAGGTGAACCAAGTAAGCCAGCTTGCATAGCAATATCAAAAGATATCTCGCACAATTGGCCGTTATATTCTGATTCAATAGGAGCAAACAGTGGTAAATTTTCACGGCGGTATTGCTTCATACGTTCTGAAACTTCGTATGCTGTCATTTCACGAGATACGCTAGGCAAAGAAAGTTTATCCAGGTAAAACGCACTTGCTAAAACCTGCTTAATAGTACCTTGCATTTCTAAACCAATCGGGAAACCACCGCGATCTTGAGCGATAGGTCTTAACGCTGCGCCCATTTTTTCATCGTACTCATCATCAACCCACGTTATACCGTCAGAGCTTAGATCAACATCAGAACGAATAACCTTTTGCGTAGCAATCATTGGTGGTCTTGCGTAACGTTCACCAGCTTCAAGCAAAGTATGAGTCATTGATTGTAATGCTCGAGCATCAGGCAAACCAACAACGGTAGCAGGAGAGTAAGCATAAGGCGAACCCGCGATAGTTTGAAAGCGAGGTATCACATAGTACTTATGATTAATTCCAACGGCTTCAATGATATGATCGTTTGCCATATCGATATAAATTGAAACGTATGGATGCTTAGATTCAATTTCTTCATCACCGTATTGATTGGATGGCATGACCATATGACGAATATCGCACTCTTCAAAAGGTGCATCACGTAACTTTTCTTTTATTCTTGGGTGGTTTTTGTCACCAAAATAATCATAAAGCTGCCTATAGGTAGGTTTCCATTTTCTTGTTGCGCCACATATAGAACCAGTTTCATCTTCAAACCATGCCATATCTCGCAAATGCCAACAGCGATATAATAAACCGTTAGCATATTTGTTTAGCTCTACACTGATAACGCATTGCCCAAAGGTAGCAAAATCATGATCACCTTCTTTAGTTGAGCGAACAAAGTTAGCAGAGCGATCATCAATCAATGACTTCAATCGGCCACCGGCCCATTGCAACCATGCTTCACCCTCATAATCAGCAAGGCCAGTTACACCAACAGAAAACCAATCTCCATCACGTAACATTGCACTAAATGAATTACCAAGATCACGACGAACCAAAACAGGATATGAATCAACCAATAAATCAGCCAACTCATTACCTATATTACGAGTGACAGTAAAATCAGCCCGTTCAGGATAGAAATGATCAGAGATAGTTTGATACAAAGAAAGCATTGGATACTGCTTAGTAAATAAATGCTCAGTTTGCTTTTTTAAGTCACTAACGTCTAATTTAGCCAAGAGTATTACTTCCGCTTAAGATGGTACTTGTGCGGCCAGATGTTTTACGTCTAGCTTCGCGCTCTAGTTTTCTTCTAGCATCAGCATCATCAGGATCAGGAGCCAATGCAGGGTCTTTAACTTCAGGCATGTCAGGCGATGAAAGTAATGAATCCGATGCGCCCAATGTCGCAATATTTAACGCTTTCTTTCCAAATTTCTTTATGTCACCCATGGTAAACTCGCTTTTTATTGATCAGTTACAGAAAAAGAAAACACATCACCAAGAAACACCTTTGGCGTAGCATCCTCATAAACAGCAAAGCCTTTATAACTACCTTTTACGGTAAATACACCAGCTTCAACAGGGTATTCTAAATAAGTACTGGCCAACAAAGGGCCAAGAACAGGATCGGTAACTGGTGAAGCAGGAGCGACAACGCCATTAGCGCTAGTCTTTTCAAACTGGCTACCGTCCGGGTTAATGAATGAAATCTTCAGTTCAGTATTACCAGACAAATCAAAATTAGTGGCAACGCGAAAAACCTTACCAACTTCACCTACTTTTAACGACACAAATTACTCCTAACACTTATTATGGAATCATCAATTAAACTTGAACGTGATTCAGTTGGTTTTATTGTACTATTATTTGATGTGTTTTCCACTATACCACTAATCAAGCTTATATCAGAATCATCAATAATACTTGCAAATGAGTTGTCAATATATATTCTGCTCGACAATGAAGGAACAGAACTTCTTATTATTCCTGATACAGTTTCAACACAATCTTCAGTTACAACCTGCTCACCGCCGACCTTAGACCAAAGCCTCGATGCCCAATATCTAGGGGTGAAATACCTTGAAGCAAACATTAGCCCGCAACATCCTTAACAACTACAGACCTATTACCATCAAGATCAACCGTTGCCGTTATTCTTGTCTTGCTATTGTCAGCAGCTTTAATTACAACGCTATTAGTTGCTGCGCCAGATAAAACACCAACCGAAGCAGATAATATTAATTTAAGTGCTTCTTCTAATGAGTAACCATCCACATCACCGCCGGCGAATATATTAGCAACAGTTATATCATTCAGTGCTGCAATATCAGATTGAGCTTGCGTTATCCCCGCGTTATCTGGTGCAGTGTAATCAGTCACCACAAAGTAATCAGCGCTAGGTATTGATCTAGCATTGAATTCGGTACTTGTTGGTATGTTGCTAACATCAGCAGTCAGCCAACTACCTTGATTCAATTGTAATTCGTTAGTGTCAGCTAAAATACTTGTAATGCTTGCATTGTCTGGTGCGGTATAATTAGCCGCTAATAATGGGGTAGTAGGTATTAATAAAACATTGTCATTAATGATGGTTTGATTGGCCGGCAAAGTTGTGCCCGTATCAACAAGAATAGCTGTAGTGTCTGATTTAATTAAATCAACAACAGTATCAACATTATCAATTGCAGCAGTATGATCCGCCGTTTGAGCTGTACCACCTAGATTATTAAATGTTCCAGAATGCTTAGCATCATAATAAGTTTGAGTAACTACCTGGTAGTTTTCCCACACCAAAACAGAACCAGCAACGGTTACTTGAAACTTCAGTATTGCAGTTGTATTTGTATCGGTAGCATCAAGCGTAGCAAAGTAATAACCATCAACATCATGAACCGCATTACCTGCAGCGTTCTTTTGTGCAAATGCACCACCATCTTTACTTAGCTTCATGTCAGATTGTGTAATGATTAAACCAGTCTCAGGAGTTACGCCATCAGCAGAATTAGCAAAAGGGCCAAACCTGATTATTTGAGAGGTTGATTGTCTTAGTTCCATGATTAAAACCTTCTATTTCTGTATGAGCTGATTATAGCATTAATTGGCTTGTCGATAACAGTGACAGCACCAAGAGACGCACCAATATCAGAACCACCAGAACCAGAGCCTTTTAATGTCGATGAAGATTTTAAATTGTAATCAGGGGTTACAGCATTAGGATCTTCTAAATCATCAGTTATTACGCGATTATCAAACGCTACAGAAACCCCTGCTTGAGCGCTTGCCGTAGCATCACCTGAAGCTAAATAATCCCAATCAATATTTACATTACTTTTGTATCTAAAATCCTCAACAGCACCATTAAATGATAGTGTATTTTCAGAATTAAGCTTTCCACCTATACTAGTCCCGATAGAAACAGAATCCTTACCTCCAATAGTGGTCACTCTATCAAGAGATAATTGCCCAGAAATATTACCCCCATAAAAACAAGAGTAAGATGATCCTGTCGATACCCCGATAGTATTTATAACTTTAATATTACCGCTGTAACCGTTTGATAAAGAAAGAACTGAACTTTGTGATTTTAAAAAACAGTCTTTAACCTCTGAATAACCGAAACTAGGGGATGTATGTATACAAGCGCCACCAGCCGCCGCAAGATCAGCTTTAACGCCATACGCTCTATCGTAAGCGTTTCTAAAATAAAGCGGCTGAGCGTATTTATTAGTAGAATAAAATGTTGTTCCTTCACCCTTTCCGTTAACCTCATCACCTTCAAACGCCATTATTTTAATATAATGAGTAGCATCATCTGTAATTACAGGGGTTTTACAACTACCGTGAATTTGATAATTCCTAACTTTTATTACATGCAAGCCCCCCGTAATAGTTAAATCTGTAGGTATAGCAGCAAGGGCCGACGCAATAGAACTGTAATCGTCACCCACGACATTGCCAACGACAACAATAGTATCAGCCATTATGTTAGCCTCATATACTGTTGAAATTCGGCAAACGTTAATGCTATCTGACCAGTGTTTCTAATAGTCCAATAATCAGTTGTGTCATACTCAGGCTCTAGAAAAGTATATTTACTCACTAAATCATTAGAGGGTTCTAAAAATATTTCTTCAAGTAAGTATTCTAGCTCTTCTTTAGTTTTATCTGTAACGATCACTAATGAAAAGAAATAACCCCATCCTACACTTGAACCATGATGCGACATGTATGATTGCATTGTTTCGTTGTGAGTGAATACATGGTTACCATCAGTCACCGACAGTAATGTCGTTTTTTTTGCGCTCGGCGCCAAGTTTGAAAAATGTAAGTGTACTGGCATTAGCTCGCCTTAAGGTTTAATTAACCGTTTAAATTTACCATTTGCGCCCTGGCTTGTCGAATTTTGAAGCAGAACGGTTTGTTGACTTTGCACCAGTACCATCATATCTACTTGCTGATCTATTGTTTGATATTTTAGAAGGTGGCACCCAATTATTGTCAGTTGGCTTTTTGGTTATCGATGGAAATAGTGCGGCAACAGCCCAAATTCTAGCATCAGCTCTATCAGGAGATCTTAATCCCATGTAGCCGCCGGTAGTCATTGCTAATAATTGGTCCTCTATTTCAGGGAAATAACCAACGTGGTGAACTTTACCTAACTCATCAAGTGCAGCTATTGGCTCAGCTCGAACAACTTTACCCCTTGTAGCTATAACATGCTCATAAGGTAAGTTAGGGTTTTTGGCTTGAAGTACGGCGCGAACCATATCACCGCCAAAGTTCTTTTCACCATACACGCGATCAGCACTATGACGTTCGTAAGCACCATTAACAACATCAGCCCATTGTTCAGGAGAATAACGTCCAGATAAATCTTCTAATATGTAAGCATGATTATCAGTTCCTAAAGCAGCAACAACAATACCGACTTCATCAGAACGAGTATCTTCATCACCTGAACAACCTGAAGGATCAACCGCTATGATTACCCGTAACCAATCAGGCAATGAGCCCTCTTGACCTAATCTACGATTGACAGCTAAACACTGTTCAGTCCACAAAGCACCATCAGAATCATCAGCAAAGCGACCAAGCAAGAAACGATTACGCGCCTTTTCTGGTAATGCATCAAGAAACTCTAAATACTTGGGGTCTAGATTGTCGCGGTTATCACCAGGATTAATTAAATAAAATCCATAATCAAACGGGTGACGTTCAGGTAATTTTGTTTCAGGGTTCTTCTTCTCTATAAACCGTAAGAAGGTCCAGTGCTTTTTACTAGGTGGGTTGAAATCGTAGAAAGCCTTTAGGCGTAAACAATCTGTTTTTTGCGCTAATCGAGTTAATGCAAGGACCATTGATTGAAATGGTATTTGTGAACACTCGTTAAAATATAACGTTGCGAATTCCATACCTAATATTTTTTCTACACGGTCTTTATCATCGAGTCCACTAAACCAAATTTCAGACTTGTTTGGCAAAGTAAGATAGTTATCAGTTTTGTCTAAGTGAGCCTTTTCCATTAGACCAGGAAAACAAAGGGCCATTACTTTAGGTAGAGTATCTAAAATGATTGAAGCTTTAAGGGCGTTCAATCTAAATCTAAATATAGCGTGTCGCGAACCTGGTGACTTTAACGCTCTAATAACTACAGCTCGAACTAACAAGAATGTTTTGCCAGAACGTGAACCACCGCCCAAAGCAATATGACTAGCATCGCTGATCAATACATCCATTGCCTTGTCTTGAGCTTTAGTTAGCTCAAAGGCGTTTACGTCTTTAGTTGGTGGGGCTAGGTTATTGGTCATTGTTGCAATCTGATCTTATGAGCATTATTACAAGTCGGCATCTTTACCCTCGATTACAATAGTTAGTTTATGATCTACTTCAACAGTTTTATCCCAACCTTGAAGCGCTCTTATTTGTTTAACTGCATCCACTTGTGAATGAGTCTTGAATTTTAAGCCATCCTTGCCAACAGAAACTTCGCTGATAACACGAGCGGCTTTATCGTTAATTAAGTCACTATCTTTGAATGACCAAATTGATTGCTTCTTATCTTTACCGTCTGCATCTTTAATAGTAATTGTTGAGAAGTCAGCAAGGTCAGTTACTTTTGTTCTGGCAATATCGGTTAATATTTCAAGTGCTTCATCGCGTCCAAGTATTGCATCACCAGCAGACTCTTCGATTAATGAATTATAGAAAGCCTTAACCTGAGCTTGTCTAAGCATCTTTGTTACTGTTGAATCAGCAGAAGTATGGTTCTTAGCTTTCCCACCAGCAGCATAATAAGCTTTTCTTTGACTTAGATTACCCTTAACCATATTGATTACAGTTTTACGCTGTAAGTCAGTTAGCTTTGACATTAAGGTAATTTGTTTTTCACTGAAAGAGAAGTTACTCACTTTGCATGACCTATAATAATAATTGCATAAGCAATAACTACAATTCCGATAGCAACATATAAACCGCTCATGATATTGACCAAGTTATTATCCAGCTAAAAGATAACACCGAAACTAACGCAGATAAGAAAAGCATTAGTATCATTTTTGATGAGTTAATAATTCTTTGCTTGTTCATGTTGTTCCCCTTTATTTTGTTTCTCTTGGTTATTCTGTTGCAAATTATCTTTCGTAAACAAAACCGTTTCTTGGCTCAAAGTTATACCAGTATTTAAGCTCGCCTGTCTCAGCAGGGTTTTTACCTAGCCATTTTTTGCTTGGTTCAGGGTCGTGAACTATCCAGCCACCTCTATCAATAATTACAGCATGAGTAACGCCCTCAAAGTTCTTACTCGGCACAACGCCATAGAAAAAACCTTTTACAGCGTACATTGAACGCAGAGCATCTAAAGTAAGTTCTTTCTATGGATGGGCGTTAACGACTCCTTGGTATTCATATTTAGTACTAGCCTCAAGCCATTCCATAAAAGGAATATGCCAACTAGCTTCAGGATGTTCCATAATATTAATAGTATCTTCAATTTCTGTTTCAAAGAGGCTAGCTAATACCGCTTGCATACAAGTGCCTTTACCTTTATCAACTATCGTTTGGTTTACTGCTTTCATGTTAATTCCTTATAAAATCGGGCTATTCTGTTTAAGTTATTACCTTTACAGATAAAGGTAATGCGGTTTGTTTTTATTATCGGAGTCAGAAAAAGACATCATTCAGCGCCCTCGATTAATTTAGACGCCTTAATACCAAGATTGTCAGCTATGCCTTTAATCGTTGAAAGGCGAGGGTTACCATTGCTTATGGCTGAATAAAGCGTTTTCCTATTTACGCCCATTTTTTTAGCTAAATCAGAAATGTTAGTATCTGCATCAATACAAGCTTTTTTTACTGCTTTATGTAAATTTAACATTCCTGACCTTTGTTGACTCCGTATTACAGTATAATAGGATTATTCCTGCTTTTTGTCAACAATCCAATTAACTTAACAAACATTACAAATCATCTATCCAATTCGCTGAAACATCCATGGCACTAGATGCACCCTGACTAACTTTCGAAGCTATTGAAAACGTTGTGTTAGGCGGGTGAAACCTAACTATGCTTTCTATATCAAACGGGAAAGGCTGACCGGCTTGAACTGGTATACAAGCAACAACTCGACCGCCAGTAATAGCGACTGAATTTGTGGCGTACTCCATCAAGCTATTAGGCTCATCCAAATATTGAAACAACAATGAATCACCAGGAGCGACTTCGGGCTCAACCACCACTTCATAAACAGCCGTTTTTGTTGTGTCGGTAGCAAGTATTAAGCTTCTAGGTATGATTTCAGCCCTGTTTGCTATGTCTTGATATGTCAGTCTATTCCTAAGGGTTAACACGTTAGTTCGAGTTGTTCCAACACTCAGTTGAGTATGGCAAACACCGCTGGATTCATTGTCATACGTGACTTTGCCCTCATTGAACGCACCACAAGAAGCACCTTTTACAACTACGTCGGTAGTATTGCCGGCGTTTCTTGCTGCCCAACCTATACGAAAAATAGGATTGTTAACGCTAGGAACTAAATTACTATTTGCATACTGAATAACATGAACCAAAACTAAATCAGCTGATTCCTTTTCTTCGATATAAAACCTTATGCCGCCATAACCTAAATATTGAACACGTATCAGATAAACATTACCGAACGATGGATCAATATCTATATCAGGCCTTACATTCCAGTTATTTTTTTTGGTAAATTCAACCGTTGGCATAACACCACTGGTTATAGATACCCACGAACCCGCTGCTGAACCTGAAGAAAACAAGAAAGAACCACCGCCAAAATCAGGCAGTCTAGCCAATGCAACAACAACCGCACCATTTGATGTAAAGTTATAAGTTGGGTTCTGTGCTTTTAATGATGCGGCGATCTCATAAGCGTTATGTTCAACGGTTCCTGAGGTCAAAGACACACTATACGCAACGCCATCAATAGTTACTGTTGCTGTTTCAGAGCCACCCGCCGGTGTGGTTATGGTTAATTCTTGTTGCTCAAGCGCTCCATCCCTACCGTGTATTATCCCGTAGTCTTCACCCTGGTATCCAAAGGCAAAAGCTGACTCGCTATTAATAAATCCGGCTTGCTGCTCACTATCAATAACGCCTTCTGTGAAGATAGCGGTAAACCTAGCGATCAATCCCTGGCCAGCTTTATATTGCGCCTCTCTCTTTGTTACGATAGCTGAAACATTACTAGCACCAACGCCAGTAGAAGCAACAAAATTACCATCCACCGCTGAAGTTGAGCCGCCTAAGTTAATAGTTAACACATCGTTTCTAATTCCGTATTGTGCGGAAACTTGGAATAACGGCGCGGGCTCAGCTGTTGAAACTTCACCGAACGCCGTTTTAGGTATCAGTGAATCTAAATTTGTATTACCTGAAGGATAAGTCATTATACAGTTCTCCAAAAAAATGCTTTGCAATGATCAGCGCCTTCAATCCCAACTAGCTTCATCTTACCTTTGACAGTCGGGCCATGAAACAATGAAGGCGTATAGGTTGCATCACCAGCTTTAACATTGATCGCTAGTATTCTTTCATCACCGCCTGAAGGCTCTAGCCATTGACCTTGAGTTGTGCCAGGAACAATGAACGTTGCCATTCTTGGCTCTATGTAACCACCCGTAGGAGTAACGATATTCCCGTCAACATCAAAAAATACAATGACAAAAATACCATTCCTAAATCTTTCAGATATTAGGCCCGTTTCATAAGTGCCATCGGCAACAGGTATTTTTATTGATTCGTTGTTTAGTGGATTACTAAGCACGTTAAATATGTTAAATTCCAAAATCCTACCCCTTTAGTTAAGTTTATTTTGTAATTACATCATAGCAAAAAAGCCGATACTTGTGACAGTAGCGGCTTTTCTGGTTTTCTGTGAAAATCAATTTTATATTAAGAAGCTGATAATATTCGTTCGAAATTTTGATTTTGCACTTTGGCAAAGTTAGCGGTAAAAACATTTGATTCACGATAAGTTAATTTATTGCTATTAACTTGCCTGGGGTTTTCTGCGCCGTAATCAAGCGTTAAAATTTCATTGATGATAAGGTTTGAACTAAACGCTTCTAACGCTTTGTGTACTGTAGCAACTGATTCAGGCTGTGCATTTAACTGCATAGGGTTTACCGGCTCAACAAACGTTACATTGATACCTTTATTTTCGAACTCGCTAGCAATAGCTGTTGATAACGATAAGCTCGCACCAACAATAAACACTAGAATTTTTTTTACTCATTTTCATTTACGTCACTCCATCAAAGTAAGAATAAAATAATCCGACCTTGTTTATATCAACAAACAATCAATTTATCAATAAGCCATGGTACTTATAAAAGTTACACATAATGCTAATGCTGATCATTACTGAGATAACCACCATAGGAATTATGTAATAAGCTATGAATTCTGTTGTAGGATGCTTTGACATGGTTACCTCGTTGTTATGCGCTACCTAAGTAACGCAGTGTGGGGTTATTTAATGGCTTCTTTGTGCTTACATTTAGTGTTCCCATGAGCTGTACACCTGCGGCCTTTATCATCACGGTAAACACTCACAGCACCGCAAACACCATTAGGCGCGACCATTCCGTTAACTTTGCAAACGTAAATTATGTTTTTTATTTTCTTCTTGCTCATAATCTTTCCTTATAGCTTATTGTTGGGGTTGCTTAAGTTGCTTTAATGTTCTGAATGCTATGGTACTTCCTTCATCCATTCTTGATGATGGTAGCTTTTGAATTTCAAGCAATGCAGATTTTAATAATTCTATTTCTAGGTTTAAGTGGTATATGTGATCTTCTTCCCACGATCGATCATCTGGTTGTCTCATTTTATACCCTCTCTGTTGTTATAGTTGTGTTAATTAATAAGCTAAATCAACTTTAAATTCATGCTCGCACTTTTCACAGTAAGCATCTACATCACTACTTTTCTTAGTGCCCCATTCGCAAGCTTGGATATTATTATTTTCCCAAAAATTATCATCATCCATCAAATCAATATCTTCACCGCATTTAGGGCATTCACAATCAAGACTTATACTCCATGTAGCTTCTAATTTAACAATCTTTTTATCGTCACTCATTATTCATTCTCTCTTAGTTTGTTTATTTAGCTGAAGGAACATCAACGCAAGGAATTCTTTTAGTGAAATTAAGGCAATCTTCATACAACTGATTAATTCGCTTTACATCACGCCAAACAACACCAGCACCAAGGTTATGCTTTTTTTCTGCGGCCATAGTACTTTCACCGTTAAAAATAACATCCTTAACAGCTTCGAAGCGTTCAGGCTTTAGCTTGATGTATTTGCTTTCAGCAATAGCTTTAAATTGCGCTTGGTTCATCTTTTTTTTCACTGTTAATTTCCTTAATTATTTGTTGGCCTTTTTTACCGCAAAACAAATGCATGTAGCCAAGGCCTGATTTATAGCAAGTTTCATTTCTAAGAACGTCATTAGCGCATTTGTAGCAAAGCGCTTGTTTACTTGTTTTAACTATTCTCATAGATCACCTGTTTTTACTTGTGATTAAATTAACCCTTTTAATATGTGTTTAATAACTAACATCGTCCAGCCGTTACCGCACATCTTGTAAAGTTGAGTGTTACTAATGCCTGCGCTTAATAATGTATCAATATGATGCTCTGTCACTGTTTGAAGCCTGAAGCATTCTCGTGGTGTTAGCTTTCGTATTTCACCAGCAAGAACCGCAAAGTTATTATGCTCCCAACTGCAAGAACTAACTGTCGGGGTTTTGCTATTCTCTGCCCTAACCCCTCCAGAGTTATTGCCTCGAGGTCTTTGTAAAATGTACGGATCTGACATTGAGGTTTTAAAATACCTGGCAGTTAAGCAGTTAGACTTTTTATCAATTTCGCAAACATTCAAGTTATCGAAACCACTATTCATTTCCTTTCTTCTTTCTTTCTTAGCCCAAAAGCCATTAAGTAGTTTTTCTGATAAATAGTATTTACTATCAACGTCTCTCTCAATAATGTCAGCAAGCACTAAACCTTTATCTATTGGCTGCTCAACCTCAAAACTAGTCCAATAATATCTATTACGATTCTGAGCCGACACCAAGGCGCTATTGATTAAAATCTTATGCACATGACCTAAAGCGTTTTCGGTATGAGTTGTAATGTACTGCTCGAACTCCTTTTTCATCTTCACGTTTTCAATTAAGAAATTAGCTCCAGTGTTGCGATATTTAACGTGTTTCATGATATCCAGCATCGTCCAGAACAACATGCCGCGTTCGTCTTTGTCTCCTAACTGCTTTCCAGCCATTGACCATGCTTGACAAGGAAACCCACCGGTAACTAAATCAATACTAGCCCAGTCAATATCCCATTCGCGCCAGTCAGTAACATCGCCTAACTGGATCGTATCAGGAAACAACGCTTGCGTTGCCTGGTTAGCATATTTATCAATCTCACTTGAATACATTTTATCGACGTTAACGCCTAACGACTCTAAAGCCATTGAGCAAAAACTCATTCCATTAAATAAACTTAATACATTCATACTTACCTCATTGCTTTAAATTGTTGCTTCGTTGATTTTTACAACCTTATCAACTTCGTTTACAAGCTCAATTGATTCAGGAACGGCGAACTCGCGAACCTTTAAGATGTAACCGTTTATCTGAATGATAATAGGATCAATCATTACAGCATGATTGAAACTAGCTTCTGAATCAGGATATTTTTCTTGTAGAAATTTAGTTCTTTCGAGTCGGACTAATTCGAACTGCTTGATTTTATCTTGAGCTTTCTTAGGAAGGTTTACTTTTAGTTTAATCATTTACTGATCTCCTATAATTTATTTTCATACTAATTATAGGAGTAAACTATTACCATTGTAAAGTAATAGTTTACTTTATATTCACTTGTATTCGTTAGAGTCAATAACCATGATATCGCCGTTAACTTTTAAAGCGTACTTCTTACCAACGACTAGCTTTAGCTTTTTAAATAGCTGAGTTGCACCGAAAACCCACTTAACGCCATTATCATCATTTAAAGGCTTAAAGCCTATAAATGAATGCTGATCACTAAATACAATTTGCATAGTTAAGCATGATGGCGATAACTTTTTCATCAATGCGGCGCCATTGGTATTTATTGATCCCTGATATCTAGGTTCATTACCAGTATCGGCAAGCTTTCTAAATACAACGCTTGGACCGTTACCTTGTCGTTGGCTTATTAACTCTTTGTTGAATTCTAATGGTTTCATTGTTGCTGCCTTTTAATTATTGGATTCTGTCACCCAAAAAGCCGCAATTAAGCGGCTTTATTTGGTTTAATGGCTAAGTACTAGCAAGAGCCAATAAAAGCCTTTAATTTCATTTTGTCGAACTTTTCAACTAAAATATCTTTGAACTCTTCAACAATGTCTTCTTCATGCTTTTCTAGTTTAACAATACGAAGTGATATCTGCGGCTCACTACCACCAGTTAAAACAGAAAGGAGAACGTTAAATTGTCTATCTTCTAAGCCATTATAGGGCTTACAAGTAAAGGCGATATTACCCGGCATTTTTGCTTTACCTTTAACTTCAACCAATTCCGTAGCTGACATATTAGCGCTGTAATCATCAATTTCACTTGTGATACTTCTCGCTGATTCAATGGTCATTCGCGTAATTGCATTTGAAGCTTGGGCAATAGTCATTGAAACACCAACTTCATCATCAGTACCTTTAGTCGTAACAACGATAAAATCAGCCCAGTCTTCAATAAAATTAGCTGCAGCTTTTTGACTTAGACGCTCACCATTCATTTGCAATAACTGTCTGAATGCAGCACTTTTATCAATGGTAAGCTTTGCAGTATGGCGTTGATGCTCAGGTAAATCTTCAGTACCTAAATCAAAGATAATTCTTGAGCTCATATCATCTGAATCGATAAAACACTTTGCACCTTCTTTATCGTACTCTGCAGCATAAACAGCAAAATCATCAATAGACTTTGTTTTAAAGTTCATACGGTATGAACTTCTGTTTGGCATCTTTGACTCTAAGTCTTCAATATTGATAGCACAAGGAACCGCAACCAATGGAGATTTAGCATTTACACCATTAAGCTGAACGTTAAGTTGGTTTAATAATTCAGTTTGCTCTAAATGTTCGATTGCTTCTTTTGAAATTGTCATTTTTTACTCGATATTTTTAAGGGTTGTTTTACCTGTGCGAACCCAGGCGGTTTTTTTGGTGTTAATTATTTAATGTGACGGACTTTACTTGGTAGCTCGTTTTCTTGCTGAAGACTGAACTGGCCCGTTAAGCTTTCTTTTGGCGCATCAATGGTAAGCTGGCCACCTTTACCGACGAAGAAAGGCGTTTCAGTTGTATTCTCTTCTGATTTTTTACCCTTCTTAGATGGCATTACGCTACTTAGTTTTGTTGAAACTAATACTTGATCATTATCGCCAATTTGACCAAAGGTAAGTTCTAAACTTACCTTACCTTTTGCGCCGCGACCGTTAGCAATTGTTGCTAATGCTGCAGCACTTAATGAAATACCTAACTGATCAATTAGAACACCGGCGTTTAATTCACTGACGAAATCATCAACGTTAGTTACATTGCTACCTGGTTGTATAGTTTGTCCTGACATAATTTACTCGCTTCTTTGTTATGGTGAAATTCACCGTTGTAGTTAAGTTTTGAACTATCCGGATAGTTCGATTGTATTATTTACGATTCTTTAAAAAATTGCTTGTACTTGTTCACGATATTCATTAAGTCGCTATATTCTGAATTAACAACACCGTACTCGCCAGCCCAAAAGTTAACGTCTTTAACCATGTGTTGATGTGGCGTTAGTGGTGTTACTACAGTTCGGCTATGCGTTCTACCACCTTCAGGAATAACTTCAGCAATAGGCTCGGCAATAGGCTCACTAGCTTCAGTGTTGGCAAAGCGATCAGCTAACTTTTCTGAAACTGGTTTTTCTTCGGTAACTTCTTTTTGCTGCTGCGCTTGCTCAACAAGCAATTGCTGCTGAAGCATTCCATTCAATTGCATTACAACATTTTCAACTGAGGTTTTAGCAGTTTCATAAAGATCGCCAAACTCTTCTTGAGGAACTTCATAGTTGTTCAATGAACTAATCTTCTTTGTTATTTCTTCTGAAGACTTACCAAAAAAACCAACAGGTATCATTGCTAATTTATTAACGCGCTCTTGCGCTTGCTGCTTAATGTGCTGTTTTTGAATCTCAAGCTCCTTAACTCTAAGCTCTTCCTCATTTTTTTCTTTTAGCTCTTGCTGAATGATAGCGTTAAGTTTTTCAGTTAACACTTCTTTTACCCGGCTTTTTGCTTGAAGTGCATCCTGAGTAAACTCATCAAAACCTTCATCACAATTTATTGAATCAACAGCTTCCATTAATGAAGCAATTTCATCTTTACCTGGTGGGTTGTTTGGGTCGAAAGTAGCTATCGCATGAATACCGCTTATTCTTTCGTTAATAGCTTTAATTCGTTCTTGTTCCTTAACTTCTTCAGCCGCCTCCCAATCAGTTAATGGTTTTCTTACCTCGATACGCAAAGAATCCATTTCGTTTTTAAAGTGAGTTTTGCCTTTACCAACGCTAGAAACTATCGCTTTTGCTTCTGCAATTGAGGGGTCAATCATTTTACTTATAACGCCAGTTTTCATTTTAGATACTTTATGCGCTTCTGAAGCAATAAGATCACGGCCTTTTTTTGTTGTTAAATCAATTGGAACCGTCAAAGCCTCATCACGAACTTTTTTAACTAACGGGTCGATTTTTTTAACATCGCTAAAAACTGAAACTATTGAATTTTGTCTAACTTTAAAGCCATCAACGTTAATCATAGGGTTTGCTGGCTTAACTTTAGGGTTTATTTCTTTTTCTGCTATTGATGTTGAGTCTGTCATTTTATTCGCCTTTAAATTTCTGTATTGTTTTTTGGTAAGTGGCATTGATTCTTATAATAAATGGACCTGAATCGACTACCGTGTTTTTAGTTCTTTTTTCTAGTTCTTTTAATAACGCTCCTTTAATTCCTTCTGCTGCTGATTCATTAGGTACCATATCAAATGATGTTAATTGCTTAGTTATGTAGCCGTCAATTTTAGCGGTATCACCGATGATCTGATCTTGCTGCTGCTTGGCTATTCGCTCTTTTGCTTCATCTTTTGCTTTAGTGAATTCTTTAGTTATTACATCATCACCTTCTGAACATGAAGCTTTATATATTACTTGCCACGCATAACGAAGCTCATCAAGGTTTTCAACTTCAGCCAATAACTTTATGTAAGCCGAAATATCTTTTTTAGTTAACGGTAAAGCCCACGCTTCAAGTGCTGGCGGTTTCCATTGAAATTTTTCTTTCTTTGTTTTATTTTCGTGGTAAATAAAACCGCCCTTTGTATCTGTTTCTTTTCTCGTGTCAACAGGTTTAACAGTAGCAAAGCCCACATCAAACTGATAAAGGTAACGACCAATACCCCATTGAACGCCCGTTCTTTTCATAGCTGAAGACATTGTTGATTTAACTTTATCTATAGTATTTGAACCAACAACTTCCGAACCATCCCAACGAGTAACCCATTCATTATCAATTTTTATTGAAATACCACATTGATAACCAGTATTACAAGGTGAGGCTTTGAATTCATTTTTCCAAAACCCAGGACCAACAGCATCATCAAGGCGTTGCATTATCGCCCGGTTAGTAATGTAAGGAACAACAAGAGCCCACGAATTATTACCACACATTTGAATGCGCCACTCAATATCCTCTTCGGGGAATTTTTTAGATAATTTATTTAAATCAAATGCCATTACTTAGCTCTCTTTTTTAAATAATTTTCAATTTCTGTATCTGATAAGTGATCAAGTATTAATTGAACACCAGCTTCTTTTTTTAACGACTGCATTAACTCGAACATATCTACATCGAGAAGAACCGCTTTAATACTAACAGCGCCGTTTGTTCCTGGTACTGGCTCAACACAGTGAGCCGAACCAACTTTCACTTCTAATCTTTTTAACATGTTGCCTACTCATATGTTGTTTGCTTGGACGATTTAAATAATATTACACTTAATTATTCCTGTCAACATCATTTGTTTACTTTTTTATTTGACGGGTTTACTATTTGCGAGTATCATCTATTCAACATCAACTAAATGAGGTTCAATTATGAACTTAGAAAAATCATTAAAGGTAGCTTTAGCTATCAAGGAAACAAACAAAACTGAATTAGCTAAAAAAATGGGAGTAACTAAAACTTACATTCCACAAGTTGTTAAAACTGGCTCTTTATCAGTTCGTAAATTAGGTGAGCTTTGTGAAGCTCTTGATTATAAAGTTTGGGAATTCATCAAGCTTGGTGAAGAGGTTTAATTATGCACTATTACCAATTTAATATTGGTGACTATGCTAAAGCTACTCGCCATTTAAGTAATACAGAAGACTTAGCTTACAGAAGGCTAATTGAATTGTATTATGACACTGAGCGGCCATTGATAATTGATGTAGTTAAATTGTCTCGTTTGATAAATATGAGAGATAACCAAGAAGAAATTAAAACAGTCTTGGAAGATTTCTTTGTTGAGGCTGAAAACGGATTTAAACAAAATCGCATTGATAGCGAAATAGCTAATTATCATGCAAAAGCAGAGTCGGCAAGGGTTAACGGTAAAAAAGGCGGCAGGCCTAGAAAAGCTACAGCTAACCCAACGGAAACCGAAAGCAAAGCTAAAAAAACCCAGTCGGTTAATTTAGATAACCCAACGAAAACCGAAAGCAAAGCTAAAAAAAGCGACTCGAAAGCTAACCAAGAACCATTAACCATTAACCAAGAACCAATAACTATAAATAAAGATCAGTTAACAAAAGAAACTGTTAACGATAATTCAAATTTAGATGTTGAACCTAAAAAATCAACAGTGAATTTTGCTAAAGAAGATCTTAACTTTGCTCACTGGTTTTACGAACGGCTTTTATTGATTAACCCTAAACATAAAAAACCTTCTCCTGCAGGTTTTGAAAAGTGGGCTGGCTCAATTAGAAAGTTACGGGCCATAGATGGAAATACTCATCAAGAAATGAGTGACTTGTTTATGTGGGTAAATAATTCTGAATTTTGGAAGGGTAATATTTTAAGTCCTGGCAAGCTCAGAACTCAATGGGATATGTTAACTATTCAACGTAACAAAGATCTTAATGCTAAACCTACCAAGCGAGATATAAACGCCATAGGTAAAGATTTTTACGTTCCTGAAGGCTTTGGTAAACAGCAAGATCTTTATAAGGATTAACTATGTCAATTAAACAGGTGATATTGAAAGCTAAGCAGCTTGCTAGTCAAGGTAAGACAGATCGCAGCTATGACGATGTTTTGGCTGAACGAAAGGCTGCTGAAATTGAAACAGGCTATGAAATTGGAGAAAGACAGCGAACATCAGTTATCAACTCAATATTAGGTCGATCTGGTATTTTGCCAATCCATCAAAATTGTTCTGTTGAAAACTATGTTGTCAGCAATCAAGGACAGCACAATGCAGCCACGTTTTCTAATAATTATATTGAAAACTTCCTGGGCAACAGTTCAGCGTGTTTTGTTTTTTCGGGTGACACTGGAACAGGTAAGAATCATTTATCAGCTGCAATTTGCAACAAGCTAATGTTTATAGGTAAAACATGCCTGATCATTACTGTTTCTGAAATGATGATCAAACTTAGAAAATGTTACGGCGATAATGCTGAATATTCTGAAGACCAATTTTTAAAGCAGCTAATAGATTACGACCTGTTAATTCTTGATGAAATTGGTTTAACGAAAGGTAGCGACCACGAGAAGATGATTTTAAACCAGGTAATAGATCAGCGCACTGGTAACTTAAAAGCTATTGGCTTACTTACAAACCTTGATACAAATGATTTTACTGAATTCGTTGGCGCTAGAATAATCAGAAGATTACAAACCAATAACTGTGAATGGATAGTGTTTAACTGGAAGGGATTCACTGGATAGTAAAGTAATCTTTTACTTTACAAGGAGTGATTAATTACCTATACATAAATGGCTTGTTCAGGATGTTTTTGCTTTACATAAATATCTAGGAATAAAACCTAACCCGCTATATTTAAAAGGCGCTAATCGCGTTGGGTGCTGGCCTTGTGTTCTTTCATGCAAGTCTGAAATTAGACAGGTGGCAATTGAAACCCCAGAAAAAATAATTCAACTAGATAAATGGGAAAGACAGGTGTTTAAGGCATCTAGATTTGCCGTATGGATGAAAGAAAAAAACCCAGATTATAGCCTTTCTTTTTTAGGCCATAGAAAAAATGTAGTTGGTAATGTTTTTGATGTTGTTAAATGGGCTATGACTGATCGTGGTGGTGATGAAATAGAATATACTGGTGCTGATATGAATTGCAAAATAGGTGATCACATATTTTGCGAATAAAAAAACCGCTAGCCCGTAAAGGTTAGCGGCAAAACAACAGAAAGCAACATAAAAAACACTACATCAAAGTAGATGTCAATAATATGCTAACTAATATCGAAATACAACAAGAAGATTTTAAGGTGCTGTTATGAGCAAAGTAAGAAAAAAGAAACACAATCCAGTTGAAGCGGTGCGTAAAAATAATATTCGCGTGTTAAAAGGCTTTGCTATTGCTTTTATTGCCAACGATAAGTCATCAAAAGAGCCAATTAAGCTTGTCAACTTAAAAGGTGATGAAAGACCAGTAACTAAAACAATGGCCGAAGCGATCACCTATTTCCGCTACAAGTGGGCTATTTACCTGGTTGTTGGTTGCTTTAATTCAAAAGGCGACCAAGAGCTTAAGATTGATTATGCCGTAATGACTGAACCCTACCTTCAATCAGAATTGGTTGGTTATCTAAACGAACGCCATCAAAATTTTATCAGTGACTTAAAATCAAAGAATGTAAATATTCAGTTCGCCGGTTGGGTCGCAAAACCTTCAGGTCGCGAACTTGATCCGGAAGAGCTTTATACTATTTTCAATAAACTCGAGGCTTGGTCATGAAGGCTAGTGAAATAATCCATCAAAGCTGTTGCGGTCAAGGCTTACCGATTGATTGCCCTAAATCAGCATTAGTTAAAAAGGTTGAAGCGTTAGAAAATCAATTAACCCTTACTGAAAATCAACTTAAAAACGCCAATAAAAAAATAAAGGAGCTTCAGAAGTAATGAAAATTATCATGGTTAAGCAACCTGGCGGAATGTTCTCACCGTTAAATGATATGGAGCAGGAAAAAACCATAAAATTTAAAACTTTTGAAAGTTATGAAATTAACGTTAAGTTATCTCGTAATCCTGCGTTTTTGCGAAAAACCATGGTATTTTTTCACTTCTGCTTTAACTATTGGAATGGTGACAACGTACATAAGTATTGTTCTGAAACAGAGCAGTTTGATCGATTCAGAAAAGATTTAACTATACTTGCTGGTTTTTATATTCAATCAGTGCGTCTTGATGGCTCTATACGAACAGAAGCCGAATCGTTAGCTTTTGCTAACATGACTGAAGAAAGGTTTCAGGAATGTTACTTAGCTTTGATTAGGGCGGCATTGAAACATATATTCCATAGTGCCGATGTTAATACAGAAAATCAATTGATGAATTTCTTCTAATAACGCTTTACTTTAATTACATTAAAATCTAGAATTTAACAAATCGAGCTAGGTGTAAGTTTATAGAGTTAATTTTAACGTAACTTGCTGATAGCACTTAGTAAACTTTAATGGAAAAAGGAATTATTATGAGTGACGAAAGAATAGTGTGCTGGTTTAGTCATGGTGCAGCATCAACAGTTGCTGCTAAATTAAAAATCATAGCTAACAACAAACTCCCTTTCCCTAAAAAATTGGTGGTCGTTAGTATTTTTATTGAAGATGAGCATGAAGATAATGAGCGTTACCGTAAAGATTGTGAAGCTTGGCTTGGTCAAGAAATACTAATGATAACCAGTGAGAAATACAATTCATCTGTATCGGAAGTGGTAAAGCAAACTAAATATATGTCTGGCGTTAATGGAGCAAGGTGTACAAAGGAACTTAAAAAGCAAGTTCGTTTAGATTGGCAGCAAGATGGTGATATTCATGTTTTTGGTATGACTTCGGAAGAAGAAAAGCGCATTGATGATTTAATTGATAATGAGCCAAACACCATGTTTGACGCACCTTTAGTTGAAGCTAATTGCACAAAGCAGGATTGTTTTAAAATGCTTGAAGATGCTGGTATTCGCTTGCCTGAAATGTATCACTTAGGCTTCCCAAATAATAACTGCAAAGGGTGCTTAAAGTCGTCAAGTGTCGGTTACTGGAATCTGGTTAGAATATGCTTTCCTGATGTATTTGAAAAACGAGCCCGCGAAGAAGAAATACTTGGCGTTGCTATGTGTAACATGTCAACCATGAAGCTTATGAATAACCATCCAGAAGTAATCATTAAGATTGCCGAGGATATTAAATCAGGCAAGCTAAAGCAAATTAAAATTAAGCCTCAAGATGGTCAAATGAGAATACCGCTGAGATATTTACCAGATGGTGTTGGCATTAAAGATCCAATCTATGTACCTGATTGCGGATTCTTCTGTGAAGCCAGTTAAATTATTATTTTAAAGTAGACCTCGCGGTTTACTACACACAATTAAACTCAAATAGAAAAAGGAATGAACATGTTAAAAGAGCAATTATTAGAAATAGCCAGAGCCAATGCTTTAAAGCAAGGTCAAGGTGTTGGTGTAATCGGATACTTACCCATCAATGAAAGTCAGGCGAAAACTTTTGAGCCGCACGAATGGGCTATTAATGCAATGAATGAAGCGCAATTCAAGGCTGTTCATAGTGAAGTCCATAAACTAGCTCGCATTATGGGGCGTGAATTTGGTGATAGCGTAGAAAGTTTTTTGAATCAGTATGCTACTCAGATAAATAACGATTTTAATAATCCATCAAAGTAGACGGAGAAATAACGATGAAGCAATTAAAAGAAAATTGGAAGCGTCATTTAAAACAAATAATACAACTTAAACCAGAAGACCGAGACAAAGAAGCCGACCAATACCTTGTCGCTTATGCTCAGAAGGCTATGGTTGAAAAGCTTGAAGCAGCACGTAACAAAGGTCGCGGTGGGTGGTGGACAACTGAATGTAATACTGATGACTTACTTAAAATGCTTAAAACTCACGTAGATAAAGGTGATATGCGTGATGTGATGAATATTGCAGCAATGATTTATTTCAGGCAAGAATCAGGTATAACGCATAAATCAGAGGAGTAGGTGACCAGATGAAATTATCAAAACAGTTAAGGCAGTGGCGAGCGGAACGACCTGACGAGTACACTATGGACAGGTTTATCAAAGAGGCTGAAAGATTAGAAGCTATAACAGTATGTGACTACATAGTTACTGATATAAGCAGTGAAACTCATATTGATATAATAAATGGTAGACCTGTAACGTGGTGTTTGGATGACGAACCCGAACTACCGACAACGCCAAGCTGTTTCGTTAGGAATATTGTCGATGTTAAATTGATAGAAAAGCTTGAGCAAGAAATAAGAACACTTAACAAATTAATGAGCTTGAACGTATGAGATTTATAAAATATTTAAAAGAAGAAAGCTTTGGTTTTTGGGTTGGTTACGTTGTTGGCTCATTATCTTCAATCGCCATAGTAGCTATAATAAATAATTTTACATAAAAGTAGGAATGAACAAATGTTTACTTACTATCAGGTCAACGGCACATATAATTTTTCGCATTACGGTGAGGCACGTTCTTTTGCTAACCGTATAAATGGAAGTATTACAATTAAAAAATCTTGGAATCCGTTGAGAGTGTTTAACTCAATATACGACTCCATTTAAGTAGACGGAGAAAACGAAATGAAAGAACGATTGAAATGGCTTGCTAGTATTTACCTGATACCTTTAATTTTTATGGTTGCGTTCCCTTTAATTAAAGATGTAAAGCTTAATGATGAAGTCTTGGGTGTGTTTGGGTTGATGGTTTCTGGTTTTGTGTCAGGTTTAATGCTTGAGGGGGTGCTTTTAATGCTAGCATTCACAGTGGCAATACTATCCGGCAAAATGGACGACAAAATTACACAAAAGTAGGCTTCGACCTACACAATTAAACTTAAACAGAAAAAGGAAAGTAGAATGAAATTCACAGCACAAGAATTAACAGAGTGGGATGGTCACCAAGACGCAGGTACTAGCGGCTGGATACCTGCTCGACCTGACGGTTGGAAAATTGAGGGGTTACTTAACCGTATTCATAATGCTTGGAAAGTAATTAATGGTGATTATGACGTGGTTGACTGGTATTCATACAGAAAACAAGAAAAATGCGTAATACCCGTTGTCGTACCAAGCCAATTGCACAGGGACACTGTAAATCTCGTTTGGCAATTTTCTTCTGCTATGGCTGAAAAGCTGAGAAAGTCCGAACTCAAATACGGTTATGATAACAAATGGAAAAATAACGATTGGGCTGGTGAATGCAGAAAACAGTTACAGCACCACATCAATAAAGGTGACCCGTTAGATGTTGCTAATTACTGTGCTTTTCTTTGGTATATGAAAGAGCCGACGAGCGAGGATTAGTTATGGTTTTATGTGAACAGCCTTGCCCTGAGTGTGGAAACGAGGACTTTGCACTTACAATTGAAAGCAGTCGTGAACTTGGTTTTAGTCGAATTAAATGTACCGATTGTCTTTGGGAATTAACCGATGAATGCTGTGAAGAGGATTTACTAGATAAATTCGCCAAACAGTTTACACAAAAGTAGGAGCAAAAATTAAATGATAGTAGGTTATATAAGAGTTTCTTCAGTTGATCAGAATACAGCAAGGCAACTTGACGGTATTGAACTTGATAAAGTTTTTGAGGAAAAATTATCAGGTAAAAATATTACAAACAGGCCAGAGCTTCAAGAATGCCTTAACTTCCTTCGGGAAGGTGATGTTTTGCTTGTTCATTCAATTGATCGGTTAGCACGTAATCAACGTGACCTTCAAAACATCGTAGGTGATTTGGTTGCTAAAGGTGTATCGATTAAATTCATCACTGAAAACCTTGAGTTTGGCAATAAAGATAATCCTATGGGTAACCTCATGCTTCAAATGATGGGCGCGTTTGCTGAGTTCGAAAGGACTATGATTAAATCTCGCCAGCGTGAAGGGATTCGAAAAGCAAAAGAACGAGGGCAGCAATTCGGCCGTAAAAGTTTAAAGCCTGAGCTGGTAACTGAATTAAAAAACCGAAAAGAAAAAGGGCAATCTGTTAAGGAAATAGCTTTTGCGATGAATATCGGATCAAGTACGGTTTATAAATACTTATGACTTGGCCAAAAAAAGAAATATACCCTATTTGGTATTTCAACAAAAAACCTAATTCAGATCAAAATTTCATATTAAAACGAATGACGGTTATACCACCTAAGCACAAGCAAAAAATCGCCGATCGCTACGAGCTTATTTATCAGAATAGAAATACTACTGGCAACCGTAAACGGGCCAATACTTTTTTAAATAAAATTGCTAAATGGTTTTATAACGAAAGTAAGAAGCCAAAACAAAAAGGCAGAAAACTACTATGAAATTAAGTGAATTAAATATCGGAGATAAATTTATTCTTGTTCGTTCTGGCAACAAGTATATTAACGCTGAATATCAGCGAAACGCTTTAGGCGTAGGTTTGAGAAGTAATTTTGTAATACCGCTAAATGAAAAAGGCGAGCAATTACCAGTAAGAACCTTAAGCACTCAGTGCAAGGTTGAATTAGTAACAGGGGATGATAATGGCAACTAAACCAGCAAACGCAGCACAAAAGGAGTGGATGACGGCTATAGCAGACTTTGCAAGTACAGAATTAGCTGTACTTTACGGTGACGAGTTTGACCAGTCTTCGTTTCAGCTTCATCATGTTTTGGGTCGAAGCGCAAAAAATAACAAGGTGGCTATTGGTCACGAATTTATACTGCCTGTGCCTACAGCTCTTCATGATGTATCAAGCAACCATCCTGAAAATGTAACGCATTGCAAAAAAGCCTTTGTTAAGCGATTTGGCACACAAAGGTCTTTATTTTATGTAATGTATCAACGAATGAAAGAAGATGGTTATAACGTGCCAAACATTGAGATTTATAACGCAATACAGGCAACAAGCGCATGATCAGAGCGGCTAGGGTTGACGAAAACCAACCTGAAATAGTAAAAGCGTTTCGTGATCTTGGTTGGTATGTTTTAATCATCAGTCAATTGAAAAACTGTTGCGATATCATGGTTAGTAAAGGCGGTCGAACGGTAGCTGTTGAAATCAAAGATGGTAAAAAACCAGCCTCAAAAAGAAAATTATCAAAAGGAGAATTGCAGTTTAAAGAAGAATGGAAAGGCGAATACGCAATAGTTATCTGCGTTCAAGATGTAATTAACATAGCAAATAAACAATAAAACAAGTGAGATATTTATGAGTGATTTAAAACCATATCAAGTAGGCGAAAACGATATTGTAGTAGCAACAACCGAACAGCAAGTAATCGATATTCTTTGTAATTATGCGGATTTAAAGCCAGATGAATTAACGGTGGAAGATGTAAATGAGCAACCTTTATCATTAAAGCTTTATACTGAAGAAGGTGATGTTATCGGAACTTTAGGCGAATACATGAAAGACGTAACAGAAGCACAATACTTATTTGGATGGGAATAAATAATGAACCCATATGAAGAATTAAATGTAACCGTAGATACTGACAAAGCAGCAATAAAAAAAGCTTACAAGTCAGCATCGTCAAAAGTTCACCCAGATAAACAAGGTGGTGATAAAGAAAAGTTTCAGCGCGTAAAATTGGCTTATGATATTTTGTCTGATCCTGAGCGTAAAGCTCGCTATGATCAAACCGGCGATATCGAAGAAGTTAAGCCAAAGCAAGATCCAGTGGAACAGCGCATAACTCAATTGTTCGCCTCAATGATTGGTGAAAGCAACTTTTCCGGCAATGTAATTGAAAAAGCAATTGATATCTCGAGATCTGCAATTAGCGATTTAGTGGCAGCTTCTTGTAAGGTCGATACAGAGCTTAAAAAATTAACTAAACGTCTTGGTCGGGTTACGTGCAAAGACGACTTGAATATGTATGAAATTGTTCTTAACGGTAAGATTAGCGAGCTAACTTATCGTATGAATCAAATGGATGAAGAGCATGCTGTTATGGAAGGTGTTTTAGAAAAGCTGTCTAGCTATTCAGATGAAGCGCCAGAGGAAGAGGAAAACAAGTGGCCTTCTCATCAATGGCCCAATTCTTTATAAAAGGTAAATACCATGAATAAAAATCAATTATTAAATCACGTTGTTATTCCAATGCTTAAAGATATCCCGAAAGGATTAACCGAGCAATCGAAGTTAGCCATAATGATGATAATCGCCCACGAATCTAAACGTGGTGAATTCATCAAGCAAATAGGCAAAGGTCCTGCAGTCGGTTTAATACAAATGGAACCAAGAACGCATGATAGTACTTGGAAGTTTGGCGATTCAATATGGATAAACGCCATGAATGCCGGGATAATTACACCGCAAGAAAAAGCCAGTGGCATCCATCCACCGGCAGAGCGTTTAATTTATGACTTGAAATACAATGTATTCATGGCTAGACAAAGGTTGTTTATGAAGCCGGGCACTTTACCTAGTGACTTAGTTAGTATGTCTTTATATCTAAAAAAACATTGGAACTCAGTGGTAGGTAAAGCTAACGAAGACTCTTACATGGTTGATTATGAGCTATGGAGTTAACGTTTAAATAGGTTACCAATAATACCGTTTACAGGGTCAACTTTATGGCCCTGTGCAGCGTTCATTTTATCCTTGCCTTCGTCACGTAAAATGCCAAAGTAAGCTAATAGTAATGTAGTTAACGTTCCCGTTATTGCTGTTAAAAACATCCAGCTATCATTAATGCTTTCCAATGGATTTTCAGAGTTAATAACAGCCCATGCCCATAATGAAATCGCCACTATATTAACGAATGCTATAACCTGAAACGACTGATAAGCAATCTTTGGTCTAGTCGTATGCTTTGATTGAGCATTGGCTTGTAACATTACTTGTAATGTGTCGTAAGATTTTTTTATTTGCGTTTCTTTTACGTCGAATTCCTTCATTAATATTTGCGCTTGTTTCTCAGGTGGTAACTTGTTAATAGCATCACTAACCTGATCACCAGTCGCATCAGTAGGTAATTGTTTATCGTTGGGTAATAATTTATTAACCGCACCAACGATAAGCGATCCCGCACCTGGTAACGCAATATCCAACGCTGCGCCACCGACCTTTTTTACAATATCCCAAAGTTTCATATTATTACCTTAACTGTAAGAAGAAATATACTTTATTTACCAAGATCTGGCGGTAACTCCTACTTTAAAATAAATTCTAAATCTCTTTTGTGCGTATCACATACCCAAAAGAATTCATCATCACCACGCATGTAGTTAAACTCAACTTCTGTTTTGAATTTAGCTAATTGACCACACTCGCATTTCGCTGCTGTATTTTTTGGTTTCTTGTGTACTTGTCTTATTTTTGGGTATTTAGACATAATTCAAATCCTGCGTTAATGTTTGCATACAATACAAAACCTCTTTTAAAAGGTTTTTTCTTTATGGTTTACGGCGGATCTAAAAGTCCGTTTATCGCGTTTGAAATCTTGTTAACTGTTCCAGATATAACGCCATAAACATTGTTATCTACAGAGTCATAATGAGTATTGTTTGTTGCATCCAATACAGCGCCATTAGCAACAGTAACGTGAAACGTTCTATTTACATCTGCTACATAGTTATGACTAAATCTAGCGTCACTATCAATTTGAATCATGTTTGTTGTTGCTAGGTTGTTGTTTCCAGCCTTACAGGTGATATGGTGAATTTCCATAAGCTGCGTGGCTTTCAAGAAATGAGTTAAATTATTTATTTCAAGCTCTGCTCCGCAAATATCAATTTCATCTATTACGCCGCTATTTAACGCCATTTGTTTAGGTGCTTTACCTCTAACAGTGAGCTTACCTAATACAGTTCCCGTTATAGTGTTTACTGTATCAATATCGCAATCAATAAGTGTTACGTTAGTTGTTGCAGTTGCAGCCCCTAAAGTTAACGTAGTAAGCTTAACCCCTTCAAGGGTGAAATCAGGAATATCAGCATTTTCAATAGTTAAGGTTTGCTCAATCTCCCCACCTAACATATGGAACTTATCAATAGTTACTGAGCCGAATAAAATTTTACTTATGAAGCCACCGACAACTTTAAACTCTTCAACGGATGAAGGGAAGAATATCGAATTGTTTCCTGCCGGGAATGTCGGATTAGTTAATAGGGTCTCTGTTGCTCTTGATGCAAGTGCATACAATCCTGTTGTTTGACCTACATCGTTAAAGATACACTCACGGTATTCTATATAGTCCTTTGTAGTGTTTGAGCTTGAACCATTTTCCACGCCACTACTTGAAGACTCCCCTGTTCTACCTACTGCGTTAAATCGACACCGATTGATTAATGCGCGTGTTGATACACCAAACTTCGCAATGTTACCACCTTTACCTGTCCCGATAGAGAATGAAGAATCTTCAACAACCAGGTTATCTATGAAACCGTTACCACCACCACCAGCAAATATTTCAAACGCATTACTTACACCAACACCAGCGAAACTACCATCAGTAACAATAACTCTTTTAATATTTACGTTACCGTAAGCTTGTCCAAGTAAGAAGCGAAGTGATATAGGAAATTGTGTAAACCCATCTATAGTCACATCTTCGATAGTGATACCAACACAGTCAACTAATGTTATAGCTTGTGTTGCCTTACCTGCTGTGGGTGTACTTGTAAATCTCTTTTTTCTTATTGTTACATCTTTACCACCAGAAGGGAGGTATAATCCGTTACTGTCTTCAGTGTTGGCAATATCAACAACTGTGGACACACCATCACCTTCAATCGTTAATGGTGTATGTGTTATAGGTAAATTACCAGCGAAAGAATATGCGCCAGAAGGTAGGTAATGTGACTTTATATCAGTGTTTGCCAAGCAAGCAATCATTTCTGAAGAAG